CCTGTGTTGAAGATAGCGAAGTTCTGAGCAGTATAGAACGAATTAAGAGGAGACTCAAAAACCGTTACAGTACCACCCTTGGACAGTTGACTTGTCACATTATAAACTTCGAATCCTTTTGCAAGTACACGGAAGTCACCCTGAGTCAAAGAAGGATCAATGACCAGGGGAAACAACGCATAAGTACCAGCAACCAGACCGGCACCAACGGAAGCAGCATCAAAGTTGGAACCTGCGGGTGCAGTAACGCACCAAAGACCACCAAAATTAAGGGTAGTCTGCGCAGTAATATTAATATTATTCAGCGGTTGAGTTGCTGAAGTTCCATCAATGATAGCCGCATAGAGTTTGATAAGATTGGGATGAGGAGTGTCAAGGATCATGCAGTCCCAGTTACTAGTCGTATTACCAGGGTTTGCACCCAATGTTATGGTATACTTCTGGAGTCTGGTTACACAAGGGGAAACGCTACCATCAGGATAACCCACGCAATCCAAAGGATTATCATGAAAGATATCCAAAGCAGCAATGAGCCATTGCTTACCTGCATCAGTGATACCAAGACGATCACCAATTCTATTCAAAATCTTCTCGGCACGAGTAGCTTTAGCAGACATGATAATAAGGAGGGAAATGAGTAATCGCACGAGCGATTAATTTAGGGAATCGAATTACGTCAACCCTAAAAAGTGTACTGTGCTCAGGCGCACGCATAGTTAAATGCCTCAAACCTAAGCATAAGGACCATACACCAAAAACTCATTCTGCTCATTACTCATGAGGGCACCCACAACAGAATTGTAGGTAATGAGCTCATCTAAATGGCCCTCACGAATCATATCATCATTATGTCTACTAAAGCAATAAGAAATTAGACAATCAATCTCCGAGCGCCACTCATCAAAGCCATAAACCATCTGCCTTACGGCACACAGCTTGACAAAGACAAGACGCCACGAAGACTTCTTGAACCAATAAAACACACTTGCCATCAACTTATCAAAGTTAGGACGAAAGATATAGCAACGCTTCTTGCTATCAAAGTAGAAACCTCTACTAAGAAAAGTACACTGTTCTATGGGACCCGATGCCTCTAGAGTTAACTTAAACCCTAAATATGAGGACTTGGGAATCACATCTGCGAATTCAGAGCGATCCTCAAAAATCGAATCATCACCCATAATCTTGACTGCGAAATCTTGATACCGAAGCACCAACTCCTCCACAGAATTGCAAGAAAAAGAAGCAGTATACAAAAATACAATCATCATACAAAGACCATTGTCAGTAAGTGTATTAAAACCACCAGAGGGGTTCTTACCAGTTTTCATGACAAGGTTGCCATGCACATCGATAATCATCGAATGAACGATGTTACTCAAATACCAACGTTTAGCTGAAT